CAAATCCGCTACCGCAGTACGGATGGTGCGGTCATAGAACAGATCCGCTTCAGCAACCGTGTCGTCGATAAGAGTCTGGTTGAAGTCGAGCGTAACCGGAATGGTTTCAGGGTTAGCCCGAGCGGTGCCAGTGTTGTCATAGAAGATGACATCGTTCGCGGACACAGCATTGAGGTTGTCGATGTAAACACCAGAGCCGCCACCATCAGGGTTGCGGGGGAAGGTCAAGCCACCATCGGTAGAGCCAACCTGAAGTTCCTCACCCACAAAGCGCATCAGACCGTCAATGGTACGACCAATGGCGGTGTCTGCATCTGCATCGATGTCGGTAACCTGACGCAAAGACCACTGAACGAATTCGTAGACTTGCTGCGACGTACCATTATTACCTTCAATAATGATACCGAAGTTGAATGAACCACCGACCAATCCTGCCCGCGCCTGTGGCGTCGAGTGGAAGGTGATGGTCATACCAGTGTAAGGACCAGAGCCAGTGATCGTCGCGTCGGTCGCGGTGATCTTCAAATCCTGACCAGTAGCCAGCGGGAAAGCGAACACTCTGTTGGAGAGGTTAGCCACACCAGCGTCAGCAAGACCCGCCTGAGCGAATGTCTTACCGAAGGAATCATCATCCCTCGGGCGCAACCTCAACGTGGCTGCAAAGCGATTGTCCACAGCCAAGGTAGCGGTGTTGTCATCCGTAGCGCCGGAAAATCCTGCGTCTGTTCCATCGAGCGCGGTCACCGTCATGGTAGCAGCAGCAACAGTGGTAATCAGGTAGGAACCATCATCAGCACCAGACCCCACCACAATGACTCGACCACCGACCTTGTAGCCGTCAGTGATGAATGAGCCACCATCGTTTCGGTCGATGGTATCTGGCGAGGCATTATTGAAGTCATAACCGTTTGGTGTGGTTTGTGCTCGTGTTACCGAAGCATCTCGAACCAGCACCGCTTCATCAGTTGGGCCAGCGAAGGTGAAGTCCACCGTATCATCAACGGCGGTGTTGGTACCGAACTGATAGAAGGCAAGGTCACGCGCGGCATCTTCAAACACACCGAGGGTTCTGACACCCGCGTATTCTGCGAACACTGTGCCGTCTGTGTTGAGTTCTTGCCAACCCATGTTCCGCAACATCTTTCTTGTGCGGATGCCGAAGGAAGCAACATCTTCCCAATTCCAGCCATTGTTGTTACCCGAACCGTCCTGACCCATGAGGTACTTACCGGCGTCGGCGTCAATCGCGAACATGGGCATAGGTGCGTTGGCGATCAGGAAGTTATCATCCTTCCAATCGATCATCATGCGCGAATAGATACCCCCACCAAGCGCGCCTGTGTGATCCACGAAGGGGTTAATGTCGAGATCCACAGCCTCACTGGCTGCGTTCGCTGGGGTCGCACCCTGGTCAACCATCTCTACTTCCCAGGAAGCATTGACGGTGGGAATACCTTTGACCACGTAGGTGCCATTGTTAGCACCTGTAGAGTGATTGCGGACAATGAACTTCTGGCCGATCACCACGCTGGGCAAATTACTGCCAGCACTTGTTATGTCCACCAGGGGTGCCGCAGCATTGGCCCACACACCATCGGAGACCGCGACCGTTTCAATACCGGGGGATTCCAGAACCAAGGCGCGCAGAGCAGCCGTATCCCACATGACCGACTTACGGTCGCTGAGCGTGGTGATGGCATCTGAGGCAGCATTAGCAGGGTTCACCCCGGTGAGCTTGCGACAGTTGAAACCATTGGTGACTGTGGAGAGAACTTGGTAGAGACCATTATTACCTGAAGTAATGTGATCTTGAACCTCGAAGCGGCTACCAACGAACATAGTGGGCAAGTTGCCGCCAGCACTGGTGATGTCCACATCGGTGCCCGAGGCATTAGCCCACACACCATCAGAAACCGCAGTGGTGAGCGTACACAGGGTGTCCACCGCACGCCCGGTGCCATCCACCACAGGGTTCGCGCCACGTACTTTGAGCAGTGGAACTGACGCCGCTGTTGCGGTGCCATCAACCTGATACAGACCATTGTTGGCGGTCTGTGGGTGATTCCGAATCTCAACGAATTCTTTGTCCACCAGCAAGGGGATGTTTGACCCCGCTGATGTAACAGTGACCGCATTGCCGGTCGGGGTGCCAAACACTAAATCTGATACCGCCTGGATCGAGCCTTGACTCAAGCCATCGGGATCTGCAACAGCTTCGATAGCCATGTTATCCTCTTGCTACTTTACGTCCGTGAAGCACTACATCACGCAACCACTGATCCGCCGCTGGATATGGTCTGAGTGTGATAAGTCCGAAGCTTCCCGAGAACTTTGTTTCTTCCTCAACCGGACCAACCTTTTCACGCTTAGCGATGATCTTTCCGCCTGTCTCATCGACGGTTAGTGCCGGGGCTAATTCACCAAGATCTACCCCTACTGTTGGGGCGAGTGTCACAGCGAGAAGTGCGTACTCAGCGCACGCATACTGCACCACTAATGGAACTTGGTTAGAGAGTAATTCTTTTTCATCAACTCGAACCCACGCACCTATGCGCGGCCACTTCAATGACTGAAGCTCGAAAGCTTTTTTCCGGTCGCCAATGAAGTCCCACCGATAGTCGATGTAATCGGTAGCTTTGATGATCGCAGCCTGCTTCAGCGCAGTGTCAGAAAGACCTGTCCACGCTGTGTTAAGCCGATCAGTGTGATAGGAATCAACAAACGCCACATCCACGTAGGCTGTGGCGTTTGCGATGCCGGTCCCATCTTCAACGATGAAAGCCATCTATGCGTTCCAGTCCTTACCGACCCATGCCGGTCGAGGGAACCTTGCGCGCTTCAGACGACTTGGATTTTCCTTCGTTGATCGGGGGAGAAGCGGGAGTTTTGCGAGACTTGGTAGAGCCTCGTGCGCTGCCTGCTTGTCCATCTTTCGGTGACATTGCCATTGCTGGTCTCCTGTCGTTAAACAATTAATGGCTGCACTTACGCAGCAGCCGTCTCGCGGGTTACCCCTACCTCGTCCACTTCCTCACGACCCAGGGTTTTATCCTTGAGAAGTTGTTGAAGCAGTACCAGTTTGGGTTTGCCGTCTGATGTCCAGTGATCGTCCTTTGCCGGATCGAGCAACTTGAGGGCTGCTTCCAGACTCATCGCACGCGAGGGGCGTTTCTGTCCGTCCCTCTCGGGAAGTTCCCCGGTATCCCCGGTTTGGGCTTCAGCATGTCCATCGCTTTGTGCTGTGGACCCCTGATCAGCCCCCGACCCATCCGGTCGAACTTCACCTTCATTGGTGGATATCTTGGTGTTGCCATCTTGCTGCTTCCTCCACTTCGCCTGCGCATCTGCGAGTTCCTTGGAACCCTCGGGGTAGGCTGCGTAGAACTTCAGAATCTTGCGGGACTGCTCCGCTGCCTGAAACGGCAACGTGCAAACACCTTTGTTGAATGCAAAGCGATGCTTGCTTACGTTGCCGCCGCCAAGGTAACCGGAGAAGCCTTCACGACCTCCGACCAAGACGAACCGGACCATTCCTGACTGCACTTGAGCCATTTGTATCTCCTAGTTCGCCGCTTCCGCCTAAACGACTTGTGGTTGTTTAGTTGGTTACCTGATCGAGCATCGCGAGTCCCTTGTCACTGAACAGAGCCAGACCGCAATACCACTTCACACGAGTGATGTGGTTGTCCGTGGTCTCGGACTCACCAACGTCAACGACTTGGATGCCCGCCGCTTGATCAGCGGTCAGACCGGCGATGCCATGCTGGCGTGAGCCATCATCGAGCGTACCGGCGAAGATCATGGTTTCGTTCAGACCGACACCACCATTGGTGGGAATCCAGTCGTTGCGGAAGATCGGGATGCCACGGTAACCGGGTACTTCCTCGCCCGAGGGCAGGGAAACAGTGTCACCGATGGAAGCACCACCCAGGGCACGCAGCAGCGAGTAGTAGGTTCGCAGCGAGCGGGCAGACATGGTGATGTAGTCCACAGCACCGTCCTTATCGACCACCTGATCGATCAGAACGTCGAGGTCATCCAGCGCGTAGGCACCGGGAGCACCCGCAATCGGGGTGATCGTTTGACCAACAGAGACCAGGGTTGCCAGACCAGAAAAGGTGTTACCCGCACCAGTACCATTGATCATGGTGTCCTGATAGGCGCGGCCAACAGCTTTCGCTTTGGCTGCTACCTGAGTGGCAGTCTGGTCATTGCCATCACCAGACCGGGTAGCCTGGATCAGACCGTTGACCTCTGCATCGCCAATCAGACTGGTCAGAGAACTCGT